CAGAATCCCTGGCTACTACTATTGATCAATTTAGGATAGTTCCTAGACTATTAATGATAGCGTATGGTACAGTATTTTGGGTAACGACTCAGTGGTTTATGGGATTACCGGATCCGTCAGCACCTCAAGCAGCATTTGTTTCTACAGTTGTAGGAGCTGGAGCAGCTTGGTTTGGTTTATATGTTAGGGGGAAATAGTGGCTGATTCATTATTCGATAAATTAGAAGCAGAAGCCTTTAGACGAGGGTTAACAAAAAGAAGTGACGAAGCTCAAAAGTGGTTTATGCAAAGAGCTAAGACCATGAAGTTGAATATGCAAACTGTTATTAAAGATGATAGACTTGTTAAGAAAAGCCGACCTAGAGTTGGTGATATGTTTATGTATCACTATGATCCAAAACATAGGGAAACGCTTCCGTACTATGATACATTTCCTTTGACGATTATGGTTGATAAAGCACCTGGTGGATTTTATGGATTAAACTTGCACTATCTACCATTAAAACATAGAGCGATATTCCTTGATAAGTTATCAGAGATTGCTAACAATAAGAAGTATGATGAGACTACGCGCCTAAAATTAAGCTATAACTTATTAAAATCAGCAGGTAAGTATAAATATTTTAAGCCATGTTTCAAACATTATTTAACGAAACATATAGATTCAAAGATTATGAAGGTCGAAGCGTCGGAATGGGATATAGCTATCTTTCTACCAACTGAGCGTTTCCAAAAAGCTAAGAAAAATAAAGTTTGGAAAGATAGTAGAGGAAAATACTAATGTCATTACCAGTAAGCGTAGACTCACTAAAATCAGCAATCGGGAACCGTGGTGGTTTAGCACGAGGGAACAGGTTTGCCATTTACATGTCACGCCCTAATGGCCCTGGTTTACTTAACACCGATCCACTATCAATATTAACTAACCTACTTAATGATGGTTTCAATCTTCACTCATTAGTAAACGATCCAAGAGATATCTTCTTATTATGTGAAAGTGTGCAAATTCCTGGTAAGAGAATTGTTACTATGGATCAATTCCATACTCACTTTTCTGTTAAGAGACCATACACAAAAATGACAGATGAAGTTACTTGTACGTTCCTTCTAACAAATGATTATTACATCAGGAAGTATTTTGATAATTGGCAAGAACAAATTGTAGATAGTCAGAATAGTCCTAAGATTGGATACCTTAGTGATTATGCTACAGATGTAATTATTCAACAGATTTCGAGTAAACAAGAAGTGATTCCTGGATACCAAATAAAATTAATTAATGCATTTCCATTAGCAGTTGGTGCTATTGAATTATCGAATGCGCAAGAGAACTCTGTGCTTCAGGTTATGATAACCTTTGCATATGATACATGGGAGTCGACTGGTATTATAGACAGCGCGGCTGATTTGATTGGAGTTGGGTCAAACCTTGTAGGAAATACAATAGACCAAATATTATAAAAGGAAATACATAATGGCATTACCAAAAATTGCGGCACCGTCGTATGAAATGAAGATACCGTCTTTAGGAAAGAAAGTAAAGTATAGACCGTATTTAATTAAAGAAGAGAAGATTTTGATGATTGCATTGGAATCTAAATCCGAGAAACAAATTGAAAGAAGTGTCTTGGATATTATTGGAAATTGTGTTGAAGGAGATATTGATACATCATTATTAACATCGTTTGATATTGAGTATTTGTTCCTGAAACTAAGAGCTAAGTCAGTTGGTGAAGGTGTTAAATTAAGTTTAACATGTTCATCAGAAGAATGTGAAGAGAAGACTAATATTACTGTAGACCTTGATTCGGTTACTATGAAGAATTCAAGCAATATAGGAAAACTTCTTAGAGTCGATCTTGGTGATAAGCTAATAGTAGATTTACATTATCCTAGAATATCTGAAAAGATTACTAAGAAAGATCAAAAGTCAGATGCTGATAGTTTGATTGCAACAGTAGCATTAAGTTTAGATATGATATATTATAAAGAAGATAGTTTCACGACAAAGGATGTTTCCTTAGAAGAAACTAAAGATTTTATTGAAAATTTAAGTTCAGGGCAATTTCAAAAAATAATTGAAGTTTTAGGAGAGGGCCCATATGTTAGTTATGATATCAAGTTTGATTGTAAGTGTGGACATACAAACGAGCATGAGTTAAAGGGGTTATCAGATTTTTTTATATAGCCCTTTCACATGATTCATTAGCGAACCATTATAAAACTAACTTCGCTATGATGCA